ATCGTAATCGGCAACAATTGCCTGATCGAGCTGGGCCGCGCCGCGCTGCCGTTTTTCGGTCCCATCGAGGCGGAATATCACCTGCCGTTGCTGGACGTGGCGTTTCAGATGGCCGTCAACAACAAGGCTATCGGGCTCGGCGATATGCCGGACAACTTGCAGGACAGCGATGTGACGTTCACGTTCGACACGCCGCTGAATACCGCTGAGGGCAGGGCGTCTGTTGTGGCGTTTCAGGAGACGGTCCAGATCGTTGCCGGCGCGGCCCAGCTCGATCAGGCAATTGTTGCCGATTACGATCTTCGCCAGGCGACCAAGGACGCGGTTCGCGGGACTGGCGCGTCTGCCGACTGGTTCAACGACGAGGAGCAGGCAGACGCGGAACATGATGCCGAAAAACAGGCGATGGGCGTGACCAAGGCGGCTGAATTCCTACAGGGCGGCGCGGCGGTCGCTGGAGATGTCGCGAACGCCACCAAGGCGCTTAAGGAAGCCGGTCTGGCATGATGAAGCCGACACCATATGACGAATCCATCGTCCACGCCTTCCGGGCACTGTTTGACGGCGTTGCGAACGAAGGCCAGCAGAAGCGGGCGCTTGAGTGGCTGCTGTTCAATGCCTGCCATATCGGCCAGCCGAGTTTCTCGGACACGGACCGGCATACCGCGTTTCTGGAAGGGGAGCGACATATTGGCCTTCAGGTCGCGAAGATGCGTGATCCCGAGGCATTGGACAGGCTGAAGACCAAGAGGCGAACTGTAAAAGAGGCAAAGACATGAGCGAATTGCAGACCGATGCGGCGGAAGCCGTTGATGAGAAGGTCGTCGATACGGCGCAGGACGATGTGACCGACGCAGAAACGGCATCGGAAGGCGCGGCCAAGGAAGCCGGGAAGGCTGCCGAAGAGGCGGCGGCAAAGGATGATCCCGCAGACAAGCAGGAAGCCAAGGCGAATTTCCCGGACAACTGGCGCGAACTGATCGCCGGCGAGAATGAGGACTACCAGAAGCTCGCGAAGCGTTACGGATCGCCGCGTGGCGTGATCAAGGCGCTGGACGAAGCGCAGAAGCTCATTCGCTCGGGCAAGATCAAGCGCGACATGCCCGATCCGAAGGACGAAGCCGCCATGGCCGAGTGGCGCAAGGACAACGGCATCCCCGACGATCCGACCGGGTATAAGCTGCCCGATGCCGTTGCCAAGCGCATGACGGACGATGACAAGCCGGTACTTGGTCAGTTTACCGAGTTCGCACATTCAAAGAATGCGCCGCCCGAGTTCGTGGAGATGGCGGCGGAATGGTACGTTGAGAACCAGGAAAAGGCTCTCGAAGCGCAACAGACCGCCGACATGCAGTTAGAGGAAGCGGCGGAAGACGCGCTGCGCAAGGAATGGAACCACGCCGAGTACAAGGCCAACATGACGCTGGCCAAGCGCTATGTAAGCGATATTCCCGGCATTGGCGGGGATTTCAGCGAGTTTCGCGGCCCTGACGGCCGGCGCCTTGGCGATATCCCTGAATTCGTCATGTGGGCGTCCGATCAGGGGCGTCAGACATTTGGGGATTCCACCTTCGCAACGGCCGACAGCGAAAGCCGTCACAACTCGCGCCGCAGCGAAATCGAGAGGATCAGAGATGCCGACTTCGACCGCTATGAGCGGGAGGGTCTGGACAAGGAATTGCGCGTGCTCATCGAGAAGGATTTGAAGCGCGGCAAACGTTAGTTCGCGGCATTATTGCTGACGAATGAATAGGCCCTCCGGGGCCCTTTTTATTGCCTGATCGGCCACCCCGGCAACGGCCCCGAGACGGCGAAATCATCCGCCAAAGACGTGAAGCCCCGAACGCTGACCGGCCACCCCGCAACGCGGCCCCGGAACGCTGTCGGCCACCCTGCACGACACGGCTCAACCTCAATCACGAAATCTGAAGGAATGGATCGATGGCAGTAGAAGCTGCAATGATTCAATACAAGCGGGACTTCGTGCCGGCGTTCGAGCAGCGTTCGAGTCACCTCCGCGCGATGGCCACGAAGGAAACGGTCATGTCTGGCAACCAGGCAACGTTCCTGGTTTCGGGCTCCGGTGGCGATACCGCCGTGACCCGTGGCACGAACGGCATGATCCCCTACAACAACCCGACCAACACGCAGTACACCGCTACGCTGGTCGAAAAGCACGCCCCGTATCGACTGACCGGGTTCAACGTCTTTGCCTCGCAGGGCGACCAGATCAAGGTCATGCGTGATGCGTCGATTGCGGTTATCAACCGTGATATCGACCTGACGCTTCTGGCCGAACTGGCGAATGCGACTCAGGACTATGGTTCCGGCACGGCCGATCTGGACATGGTGCTCGGCTCTCAGGCCATCCTCGGGAACAACGACGTTCCGGTCGAGGAAGAGGACAACATGTTTGCTATCATCAGCCCGGCCTTCCGTGGCTACCTGATGCAGACAACCGAGTTCTCGAATGGCGAGTACGTCGAGTCCAAGCCGTTCAACGGTCCGGCTAAGACGTTCTGGCGCTGGAACGGGGTCAACTGGCGTGTGTCCAGCCGCGTGACGGGCCTCGGTACGTCTTCGGAAATCTGCTACATGTTCCACCGTTCGGCCATCGGCTATGCGGTGAATGTCGGCGAAGACCGCATCTACACGGGCTTCAACGAGGAGCAGGGCTTTTCGTGGTCGCGTGCCGAAGTCTTCCATGGTGCAAAAATCCTGCAAAACTCCGGCATCGTGAAAATCACTCACGATGGTTCGGCGTGGCAGGCGTCCTAAAGGAGGGCTGAACAATGGCATATGTACCTGACAATCTGAGCCTCGTTTCGGAAACCATGGGGGGCAGCCTTCGTGTCTTTCTGTACGAGGATGCCGCAGGCGAAAGCGACGCCACCATCGTTGGTGCGTCGTGGTTTTCCGATGGCGCTGCGAAGGGCATGACTGTGGGCGATCTCGTTGATGTGATCACCACGACCGGCCCGAAATACAAGCGTTATCAGGTCGCCAGCGTGAGCGGTGACGCGGCTACCGTCGCGGCTCCGACCGCCATTACCTAAGCGCGATCTCGCGGCTACGGTCGCGGGGTTGCCTCTCCCTTGCGGTCGTGGGGGCTGGCTTATGCTGGCCCCCGAACCGCTGGTTTTCAACGCAAAGAGGCAAATCATGAACCAGAAGACCAAGGTGCTTGGGCCCACCGAACTCGATTCGAACGGCGGGGATTATCAGCGCACCTATCATCACCTCGTCGTCGACCCGTCCGTTACGGTCGATGATGTCATGGTGCCTAAATTCTGGGCGCATCACGTCAACAATCTCAAGGTCAATGACCTGATCGACATCGTTGCGGCTGACGACAGTTGGGACATCCAGCTTCGCGTCATTGGCAAGGGCATCGGCTATGTCACGATGCGCCCGCGCATGGTGTGGATGCGCGAGGAAGCCAAGGCGCGAAGTCCTGACCAGCCGGCGAACGAGCCCGATATGCCGGAGGGCTACAAGGTGACGTTTTCGCCCAACAAGCAGGTGCTCTGGCAGGTCACAACGATTGATCCTCATGCCGTCGTGAGCAAGGGGCACAAGAGCCGGGTCGATGCGATCAACGCGGCGATTGCCCATGCCCGCAAGGCACTGGCGGCATAAGGAGCCGATATGGCCGACCGTCTGACGATCTACAGGGGCGCGCTTGCTCTTTTGGGGCAGGAGCGCCTTTCCTCGCTGACCGAGGCTCACCCGGCGCGTTATGCGCTGGATGACGCATGGCAGTCCACCGGGGATTACCTTCTGGAGCAGGGGCTGTGGAACTTCGCCATGCGGTCGGTCGAACTGGCCTATGACGATGATGTCTCGCCGCTGTTCGGGTATGACTACGCCTTCTCCAAGCCCGCCGATTGGGTAAGGACGGCAGAACTGTCGGAAATGGCGACCTTCGTCCCTCCGCTTGCCGATTACATGGACGAACCGGCTTACTGGTACGCCAACCCGAGCAAGCTCTATCTGCGCTACGTTTCGAATGACGACGCCTATGGCTGGAACGTCGGGTCATGGCGCCAGGCCTTTGCCAAGACGTTCGAGGCGTATCTTGCATTCGAAAGCGGCCTGCCGATCTCGAATGATCGGGGCAATCGCAACGACCTGTTCGGGCTTTATGAAAAGCGTCTTTCCAAGGCGCGCGTTCTGGACGCGGTTGACGAGAAGGTCCGCTACAAGCCCGAGGGCCGACTGGTGCGCGCCCGCCGCACGCGCGTCGTCTCGCGTATGGAAGGCTAAAGGCTGAATGCCGAAAGTCAACGTTTACCACCACGCCCTCAATGTCGGTGTGGTGGACCAGCCTGCATTGGCGCGCGTCGATCTTGAGCGTATGCGCCTTGCTGCCGAGAAGCAGACCAATCTTCTCGCAACGACGGCCGGCCGCGCCTTTCTCCGTCCGGGCCTTGAGTATTTCGGGTCAACCTATCTCAATGGCACGGGCCGCCTGAAAAGCTTCATTCGCGGCTCGTCGAGCGCGGCACTTCTGGAATTCACCAGCATCAATATGCGCGTATGGGTTGACGATGCGCTTGTTACGCGGCCCGCCGTGACGAGCACGATTACCAATGGGGGCTTTGCCTCCGCGACGGGCTGGACGCTGGCGTCTACGGCCGGTCAAACGACCTCCGTTTCAGGTGGTTTTCTGGAACTGACCGCCACGGCGCGCGGTGGTCTTGCACTGGCCAAGCA